AGTCTCGAAGTAGAGCGAGAGGGCCTGCGTCATGGCGAGCGTGCTGTTGAGGACCCTTTCCTTTGCTGGGCCGCGCTCCATCTCATCCCGCTGGACAGACGGATCGAAGCCGTTCTGCAGGTTGCTGAACATCACCAAGGCGGTGCTGGGAAGCTGTGCCATCAGAGCGTGTCCTCCAAGCCAAACCGGCCCCGCATGGCCCCGTAGGTTGAACCGGTGCCACTCGCGATGCGCCCGCCGAGCGCATCATCGAGCTGGCCAAGCAGCACCTCGACATCGACACCGCCCGGCCCACGCGTGGCGGTCGCCGTGGTGCCGGGCGGTCCGTTCTTGACGATGACGTTGACTGCGCCGAGTCCAACTACGGAAGGGCTGCCGCCGCCCACTGCACCGCCCGAGGCGTAGCCCAGCAGCCCACGGCGCATTGCTTCAACGATCCCAACGCCGCCGGCGCGGGCGACATCGGCCTGCGACCAGACCACCTCTCCCTTGTGCACGATGCCTGCGGGTTCGTGGATGCCGCCCGGCCCCGTGTAGCCGCCGGTATCGAAACTGATCTTCTCGCGCACCACCGGGCCGATGGTGCTGCCCAGCGCGGTGTTGAAGATGCCCATCGCAGCTTGGCGGAAGGCGATACGGGAAAGGTCAGCGATCACGGAGCGGGTGAGATCCGAGAAGCGGACCTTTCCCCCGGTCGTGAACCTCGTCCAGGCATCTTCCATTCCGCTGAACACGTTCGCGGCGGCCATGCCCAGCTGCTCGGCCGCGTTGGTTGCCTGCTGCTGGTAATCCGCCCATGCAGCGCGCGCACCGTTGAGCCAGCTGCCCTCGGCGACCGCCAGCTCGGCGTACCCCTCTCGCACAATCTGCAGACGATCGGTGGTCTTTGCGAGCAGCACCGCACGCTCAGCTTCGAACGTCTCCTGATCGATCTGGGATGCGTTCAGCTGCAGCTGAAGCTCGCGCAGCTTGTCTGCCTGGTCGCCGTAGGCATCGTTGATGCGCTGCTGGATCTCGTATTCGCGCTCCCCCGCCCCGACACGCCCAGCCACAGCACGCATCTGGCGTTCCAGCGCCTGGTTGCTCGCATCGAGGGCATTGGCGTATGCCGCGATGACGTTCGTGCGCGTGTGCGCGGTCGCAGTTTCCTCGGTCGCCAGCACCTGGAGCTTGCTCGCACCCTCGGTGCGCACCTTGGCCAGACGCGCCTCGAGGTCACCCAGCTGCCGGCTCACGTTGATGCCGTCCTTGCCAGCGACGTTCTGCTGCTTCAGGAAGGCGATCTGTTGCTCGAGCGAGCGCGCCTCCGCGTCCGTGCTGGCCTGCGCCAGGTCACGCATCCGGCGGTAGTACTCCGTGGCCGTGATCTCACGGGCGGAATACTGCGCGCGCAGCAACTGGGTGCCGGCCGTGATGGTGGCCTGTTCCTGCAGCAAATCATCACGGTAGCCCTGCAGCCCTGCAGCGCGCGATGCATTGGCCGTGCTGCCGCCCTTGGGCTTCTTCTCTTCGTACTTCTTCTCGATCGCTGCCAGGGCCCTTACCTTGCGGTCCTCGAGCTTTTCCACCTCTTCCAGGAGTCCCGCCGCGCGGGCCTTGCGGATAGCAATTTCTGCCTGGCCGCTGATTTGCGCGACCTCGCGTCGCTTTTTCTCTTCCCGTGAGGCTTCTGCGTCAATAATCGCGTCCATCTGCGCCGACGAGTCGACAACAGCAGCCTGCGCAGCCTTAATACGTGCGTCCTGCTGCTCCTTGACGACATCGGCCGCGATGGCCTTGATCTTCCGGGAGCGCTCCTTGATATCGTTTTCTAGTTGGGTGATGTAGCTACGGCTCGCACCTGGCATAGCCTGGAGCTGGTTGAGTCGCGCAAGGTCCGACTGGTTGCTAGCCAGCATCTCCTGCATTTGGGCCGCCGGCGCACCGAAACCAGCCTTGGCTTGCATCGCGCCCCAAGCCTTGGTTGCCTCGGCAAATAGGTCCTTGAAGCCTCGAATCACTGGGTTCTGGCTCGCGCGCACTTTTGCGAGCGCCATGACGGTCTCTTCTGATGCCGCCCTGGTGATAACGGTGACCGCGTCCTGATTTCGGCCTTGATCCTGCAGTGCCTTGATCTGCTCGTAGAGCGCGCTGGTCATGAAGTTGACCTGCTCATTAAGCTTCTGGGCATTCTTGACCGGTGCGTCGGCCAGCTTCCCGTACGTGGCCACCGTCTCATCGACGGCCTGGCCGGTCAGCTCCTTCATTGCAATGGCTGCGTTGGCCACGGCCTGCATGTTCTGGGCGGCGACCTGTCCGTTGGCGCCAATCGCCTGAGCCACTTCGGCACCTGCGCCGGCAGTGACCTGCATCGCATCGGTGGTGCGCTTGGCCAGGTTGATCAGGCTCAGCGTGGTTGCCTCGCCCTCATTACGGGACAGCACCAGCGCCCGCACGTAGGCTTCCTGCTGCTTCTCGGCGTCGTACCAGGCGTACACCAGCACGCCGACGGCGGCGGCCGCCGCGGTGACGGGAGTTACCATGCCCAGCACCACCGAGGACACGCCCTTCAGCGCTGGCTCGACGCCGCCGAAGCTGTCCTTGATCTGGCCGCCCTGCTGCACCAGGACCGTGAACCACGGCATCCCACCCTGCAGGCTGGTGAAGATGTCGGTGAACTGGGCAGGAAGCTGGCGCAGTGCCTGCTGCGTCTGGCCGGCTGTGACGCCCAGCTCGGAGATGCCGTTGTTCTTCGGCAGTGGGCGCGCCGCTTCGCTCTGCGTCTGCCGCAGCTCCCGGCGCAGGACCGCCATGCCCTGCTTGATGTCGTCGATGTCCGCACTGAGGCGCACACGCAGATTGGCAGTGGGCTCAGCCATGCAGGTTCTCCTTCAGGTACTGCGCCCACGCGGCTTGGTCAGGCGTCATGGCAAGTCGCATGGCGACGGCCATGCTTGCGCGCTGCTGGCGCTCGGCGCGGGCAGCAGCGGCGACAAAGGCCCGCAGTTGGGCCAGGGTGTAGGTCAGGATGTCGCGGCGCTGGTGTCCGCAGGCGATGAGCTGGTGGATGAGGTCTCCCCATCCGTGGTCGGCGGAATCTTCGGCTTCGCCACCTTTGCCACCAGGTGCGGAAGCCGTCGGGCGAAAAAATCGCGATTCAACGCGACCACCGCCTCCACCAGGCTGGCCACCTCATCCACGGTGCCCTTGGCGATCCATTCGGCCGGCCGGCCGGTAACGATGGAGAGGGCCGAGGCGAAAGCCGGAGCATCCTGCTCGAGCAGGTCCAACACCACAGCACCGCTTTCCATCTGGGCGCCCTCCCCCAGCAGCCCCGCCGCCATCACCACGCGCCCGATGATCGAGCGCGCTGCGGTGATGAAGGGGGCCAGCTGCTCCAGCCGCAACGGCCCCACTTCCAGCACCTCGCCACGGAACGAAACCTGCGCCGTCGGCGGCGTCACCACTTCGAAGCCGTCCATGCCTTACTCCTCCTGTTCCCAGTAGAAGTAGGGCGAGATGTCCGGCCCCGTGGCCTTGGCCGAGTCCTTGACCAGCGCACCGGCGACGGTGCCGGAGGCGAACTGGTCACCGAGCAGCCCCATTTCGTTGAGCATGCCGCCCTTCACCTTGTGCGCGATCGCGCGGACCAGCTTGCCGCCCTGGGCTTCGTTGATGCCAACGAAGTGGACCTCGTAGAACTTCTGGGAGGTGACCCCGACTTCCACCCGGCCGATGGCGCCGTGCTTGTAGCTGACCTTGATGTTGGGCGCCCCGTTCACCCCCGCGGCGATCGTCGAGCTGGCGGGGATGAACAGCATGCCGCGCTCAAGGCGGTAATCCTTGCCGGCCTCGTAAGTAGTGGTGCCGGCAGTGTTCTTGACGCTGGTCACCTCCGCGGCAATCCGGGCCAGCGGTACGAACGCGCCGATCGCGGCAGCTGCGGCTTCTTCCGCGATGGTGGCGGCGGCCACTGCCGTGGCCTTGCCGCGCAGCGAGCGCGCGAAGTTGGAGGGCTTGAAGTCGTGGAAGGTGTAGGACAGGTTGTACCCGGTCACGCGATCGACGCTGTTGGCCGGGCCGCCGCCCGGGTTCTGCCCGTCAGCCAGCTCGATGGTGTTGGTCTGCGGCGAGAAGCTGTAAGCCGACACGTTGCCGACCTCTTCCAGCGGCTGGCCGCTGTTCCATTCGCGGATCAGGACGATGCCGCTACCCAGGTAGCTGTAATCTTTGGACATGGTGTTTCTCCGGTGAAGCCGCTGAGCGGCTGGTTACTTGGGGATGTGGGACTGGTAGGTCACGGAAACGCCCACCCAGCCGGCGGCTGCCGACTCCGGCATCAGCGGTTCCATACCGAAATAGACGGGGTACGTGAAGCCAGGCGGGAACCTGCGTTGTTTCTGGGACATCGCCATCTCGATGTCGGTCACCAGGTCGTCCAGACGCTCCTGCAGGTGATCGGTGTCCGCCGGCAGCTTTGCGATGACAGCTACGGTGGTAAGGCGGTGGGTCTGCACCAGAGCGGCGTCAGCGGCGCGCTGCTGCTTTTCAATCAGCGCGCTGAAAACGCCGGTGCTGGTGGCGTCACCAGGACGCGGTTCCAGCGTCCAGTCCGCGCCGACGTTGGTCCGGTAGCCGTTGTTGGTCGAGATGACCGACAGGCACTCGGCAAAGGCGTCGAGCAACAGACGGCGCGGGCTCGGGCTATGCATTGGATACCTCCCAGACCTGCGACGACTCATCGCCGCGGATCTTCTGCTCGAGCTTCAGCCGTCGGCCTGTGGCGTCGATCTGCACGATGCCACCGCCTCGCGGCGAGACTTCAGCCAGCTGCAGGGTGACGCGGTTATACGGCGTGCTCACCGCAACGCCCTCCTCGTCGAAGTCCTGCACCCCCTCGTCGTGGAGGGCGGTGCACGGCACCGGTACCGGAGTGGCCACGCTGTGCTGATAGGTCGCCCCATCGGCGATTCCGGCTCCCTTGAAGGCGGCGAACATGAGGGCGTCGATGCCTTGGAGAAACGCTTTCTGGTTCATTCTCTGGGCCTGGCGGTTTGCATGGCCTTCTCCAGCTCGCGCTTCAGGAAGAAGGGCATCAGCCTCTTCCAGGTGTCGTCGGCCATGCCGAAGATGTCGTAGCGCGGCCGGTACTTGGCGGTGCCGGTAAAGATGAAGATCGAGCGCACTGCCGAGCCCCACGGCGTAGCGATGCGCTCATAGATGCCGGGCCGCAGCGCGCCCCGACGCTTGGGCAGCACGAAGTACTCGCCGCCTCGCTTTTTCTTGGACCGCCGCCGGCGCTTGGTGCTGACGTCGGTCTGGTCCTGGTACTGGTCGCGTGATGCGCCCAGCTGGGACAAGATTCTGGTGATCTGGCCTGCAGGAAGATTCCCGTAGGCGTTGGCGTTCGCCCCCCTGCCCAGTACCGCGAACTGGCTGGGCGAAAGCAGGCCGCGCTGCTGCAGCAACCGCTCGAACCCCTTCTTACGACGCTCACCACCCTCTACCTCGGCCAGCAGGTACTTGGCTGGCGGCGTGCCCTTGAACGCTTCATCACGGATGAAGATTTCCGCGTAAGGCTGCTCCTTCGTGGCCTTGCGGTACATGGCCGCATTGACCGTGAGCGGCGTGGGCCTGTCGAAGACGCGCGGGGCCGTGCGCTTCCAGCGCTCGCGGATCTCAAAGGCGACGGCATTGGATGCCTGGCGCGCGGCGAAGGGAACCTGTTGGGTCTCCAGCTCGGTCAGCTGGCGATCGAACAGACCGTCCGGATCTACGCCGATTTTGATCTGGGCCATGGTGTGCTCCCTTACCCGGCCCGCTGATGCGGGCCGGGTGCCGGCGGCTTACT